TAGGCTCAACCAACCAATTGACTGTGAATGACTGTTGCAAGCTGTTGCCATTGTCGTAAATATTCTTGATGTTATCCGGACAATTTTCATATCCGAACTGTTCGACAATCTGATCTACTGTCATTTTGTATTTACGACCAAAGATATTTACGGTTTCCTTACTGTTGGTACTAATAGCATAGGTTCCTATTGGATATGATGTAAAACGAACACCAGATTCACTATCAGCAAATATCCCCATAGGTGCTTGCCCCACAGGCAATTCCATATAAACTTGGTGAACTACGCTGTAGAAATTCGATTTAGCGAGGACCGCATACAAGATTTCCTCTCGTTCATCCAACAATTCCGCAACTTGGCTATTCGCTGCTACGTCAATATTCTCCATGGTTAACTTAAACCACTTACGGCTCGGAGGCGTTAAGCCGCTCATGACACCACTGGCGAATATCTGGCAGGATTCCCAAGCTACAGGATTTAGGATTTTACCGTTGTAAGGTTCCGATTGGTCCTCTTCACCATCAAATTGACCAATGAATGGTAACTGATAGTCACGCAACTGCTTCCACTTATTAACGTATCGTTGCTGTGCGTTAAATAGTTGCGAAAATTTCTTTCTCAACTTCGTATAATCACGTCTAACAGGCTTAACACCTTCCGTAGGTTGTCTAGCTAGTAAAGATTCCATTTCCGCCATGCTATCCCCCTAAAATTGATTTTTGACCACTTCCAGTTGGTCCTAAGATAGTAGATTCAAAGCCACGTTTAAATTTGCGTTTAGTTTCTGCCATTTCCTCACCAGTCTGATTACTCATATTCGTCTGAACAGTCGGAGCCGGAGCAGGTGGTGTATAGTTAGCAGATGCACCTTTCATACACATCTCAATCCCTCACTTTCTACAATTAAAAAGGATTGTAACTCGTATTAGCTACAATCCTATTGCCTGTTTCACTTTTTTTAACGACCCGTGCAGCAAAGGTCAAGGCGAGAGCATCACCCTTATTTGGAGACGGCAACCCTCGGTCTTTCATATCTTTTTTGCTTTCCAGTTGAATACGACCATTCTTATCAATGATCGCTTCTGGACCTACAATGTCATCATATAAAGCTTGGTCATTCGGTGGAATCGAACCACCCTCACGGAGCCATTCTTTCATCTGTCCCCACATGTAAGCCCGCATATTAAGATACACAGGGTCATTACTCTTACCGCCAAACTCAATTAACCGCCATTTACGTCCTAATTGCTTACCGATAGAATATATCCCTGTGCCGTACCCCATATCAATAAATACGGCATCAGCTTTGTATTCGTCCTCGAACTGAGCGATGAGTTGAGCCATACGCCAGTCATCGTCATTCTTAGGAATAGACGCCAGCGACTTCATATAGTAACCTTGCCGCATTACTATTTCTAAAGAGTCTGAGCCAGTCCACGCTGGGTCAACACCAATGATTACCGGTAAATGGTCAAATGCTCCCGGTTTATAAGATTGTTTTTGTGCCTTATCCGCAATTTCAGTAGAGATAAACTGCAAATCTGATGCGGAAGGAAACACACCACGAACACGGATTTTTACAAAGTCAGAATCTTCACCGTAAGCATCAACCCATTGTTGCAATTGTGCTTTATTGGATATTTTCACTGTACGGCTATCAATCTGATACGTTTTCCAATAATCTCTATACTTTCTAAAACATTCACGGAACCGCCCACTATTTCGAGTAGGATTACCAAAGACACACCAAAGAATTTCCGTATTGGAATCCGTAAGAGCCCCTTCAGTAACTTCCCAAATCTTATCAGAAATAGCAGAAGCTTCATCAAAGATAACCAGTATTCGATTTCCTTGGTTATGAAGTCCTGCGAACGCTTCCGGGTTTGAATCGCTCCAAGGAATAGCATCAATACGCCAAGTTTTCTCATATTTTTTATCACTGCAAAATATTGCTGTTGCCGTGTAGGTAAATAATTCTTTGCCAACAAACATGTTGTACCACTTGCCAAGCTCTGCCCATGTTTTAGATCTCAACTGTGTATCGGTATTTGCCGTTACAACACCACGAGTATTTTCATGAGTAGCTATTGCAAATATAATAAGCCATGATACATCGGCAGATTTACCAATACCATGGCCAGATGCGTGAGCGGTACGAATGGCAGTCTGTAAAGACTTACCTTTTTTTAATTGTTCACCTAAATATTTTAAATGTTCTCGCTGCCATTCATCAGGCCCTTCCATATTCTCTAACGGCGTCCCGGGCTCTCCCCAAGGAAAGGCGAAGTACACAAACCCCAACGGATCATCAGCAAATGATGCAAGTGCGTCAATCAGCTGTGCTTTGTTGTACTTCATTAGATCTACTCCGTGCTTTTTTCATACGGTCAGAAATATCAATTTCTACTTCTGCAGATAATTTCACTTTATCAGTAAATAACATGTGCCGTTTACCTAACAGTTCAGCTGCTTTCGTTTTATCGGCAACAGATACATCTAAACCAAACGCATCTTTTTCTTCTCCACGAACAACCCTAGTTAGATATTCCAGCACTTCATCAGCCGTTGCGATTGTGTCTTTGCTGCGTTCGTTCATGACTGCATCTATATATTGGCGCACGTTTACTTTTGTCAACAACTGACTAGCTTTACTTCTTGCCGTCTTTTCTGAATATCCAGCAGTAATTGCGCTTTGTGTTCCATTGGTGGTCTTAACGTATTCATCAGCGAATATGCGTTCTTTCTTAGTTAGTTTTTGTGCTAATTCTTCTATATTCGTCAATGTTACTCACCACCTTTATATGTCTTAACTAAAAATAGCAACACCTCATGTTGTTTGGTGCTGCTATACTCGCTTTCTTTCTTATAGAGTTGTCCTTGCTTAAAAGTCTTACCCTTTTTATACTTTTCAGGGAATGCTAGCTTATACTCTTCTTCGTTGTACATTCTACTTACTATGTACACCTTACAAGGCTTATCGTATTTGCTCCACGACTGCCTTGTGTCTACTACATATCGCCTACCATTCATCCGTAATGCGGTTAATAGCTTTCTTATTGTTGGTTGGTAATTCACATCCAACACCACACAATGGCCATTGCAATTAATATCGCACACATAATAGCTAAATAATCAATGATAGTCAGTAAGCTATCCCCACGATGTTCGTAAGCGTATTTTGCCTTAGCTTGTAGTTCTTTATTCTTTAAGTCCTTAGCTGCTTGTTTGAATAGTTTTCTATCTTCAAAGAATTGTTTAATCGCTTTAATCATTTAAGTACTTCGCCACCTTTCCTTTTTAACTTGCCATGTGATCTAACACATAAACCACATAAACCACATAAATTTTTACTTGCACTACCATGTGTAATATATGTTTGACACCTGCCGTTGTATTCAATTGTTTTGGCAGTACATATGCCATGCTTGTCATTGTTTAGACAATGTTTTCTATCGCAATGTATCTGTGTCATTCTTACACCCCTCTGATAGATTTATACAAAAAATGAGATATATCCACGTAGATATACCTCATTATGTGATAGTTTTATTCATTTTGATTGTATTAATCACTCAAAACTAGGTGCGTTGTTGATGACATGACAATGTATGCTATTGAGTTCAACTATGAAAAAACAAAGTTAAAAATAAACACACCTAGTTTTCAATGATCATTACACACTCAATACCAACAACTAACTATTATGAATCGTACTTGTGTTAGGTTAAGTAACAATAGAATATATGACTAAATTTGGAGGCCCAGTTAGTTGTTAGTATTCAGCATGTAAAAACCAATTAGGGTAGGTTCGTATTTAAGGTCAATAAGCTATGTTGAAAATATTCGACCTACCCATATCAGTTTTGCAGTAATTTTTACAAGTTTTCTCTTAACATATACTTTAGTTGAAATTAGAAAAAAGTATTGTTTTTCACTCATTAATCAAATATGGTTGCGCTGCTACTCTGTGTCCATCGATGAATTGTCCCACACCACATTTCGCCCATATACAACAAAGGCGCACTCTTATGTGGGTGCGCTTGTTGTTGTGTTTTGATTTACCGTTACAAGGAAAGAGTGAGTAAAGTCGCTTAGTGGCAACTTCTACATATATATTATACCTAATAGCAAACTCACTTGATACGGACAATCGCGGACATTTGCAGACATTACTGGACAAGTTTTTTTCCAAATTCCAATAGCGCTTTTTGCTTATATCGTTTTGCTTGTTTCGTGGAGTAGCACCCTATCATTTTGTATGCATCTTCCGTTGTATTATTAAGTACAAACTCATAACGTAGAATAATTGCGCCCAGTTTTTCATCTAGTGCATCAATCCTAGTGATCGCATCGCACTTTAACTTTGATAACTCATCAATTCGTTTATCACGTTCTGCGACTGTATCAAGAAATCTAGCTACGCTACCCTCTAACCCCTGTGGAGTTCCGCCACCTGTTACCCTATCTTTTGAGTAATCAATAGCACCTATCGATGTAAGGTTCACTCTTAACTGATTGATTTCTTCCTTGATAGATGCAATTTGTACATCTACTAACTTAACTGGCTGCAGATACTCAACTGCCATTTCTATTAATTTCTTTTCGTCTAGTTCGTTCAAATATTACTCACCACCAAACATAACACCTGCCCCAAAAATGATTAATATAACACCAATTATCGCCTGTACAAATAACATTCGCACGCAGCCCTCTTCAAAAGTATCAAATGCATCTTGATAGCTTTGAGGTACTATGTAAAAGTCGGAGTGTTCAACATAACCGCTATAGTTACTCATGCAAATCTTCCATTCTTCGCTATTTCATAATCGCTTTTTAATTTAGGGTTATCATCATATAAACCATGTACATTTTCAATTTCCGCTCTAATTTCAAGTATGTTTAAATACTCTCCCATAGTAGCCTTTTGCCTACGCAATAAATCTATAGGACACGTTGGTTTAAAATCTAAAGTTCCAGCATCATATTTAACAATCATTCTGTGTAGTTTGTTGTAACGCTCTTTTAATGCCTTATACTCTCCTCTAAATCTAGCTTGCCATTCGGGTTCACTAATACTTAATTCATTTTTATTTTCTTCATTCATTTCACTCACCTCTTATAACCCTATCTTCGTACACTTAATTCCTTTTTTCACAACACCATCAATAATTTTCAT